TGTTAGTATTACTAACATATATATCTAAATTTTGTGGTGTATTACCAACATATTTAAGGTGAATTTCATCTATAGGTAATGATGATGGTAAAGCAAAACCAACTCCATGATGAAATAGATTAGCATCTAGTCCTACATATGGTACAAAATACAAAGAATTATTAGCATGTATACTCGGTATTAATTCACTACCATATGAAAAAAAATATATTTTAACATATGAAAACATTTCAACATTAAAAACACCATCATACATTAAAACTCCATTCATAAAAAATTTCAAATTATTACCTTGACGTTTAAATCTAATCAATGTGTGTTTACCATCAGCACTACTAATATCACTATCATAAATTTTAGTTGTGCCATTATAAAGTTCCTGATATTTAGTATACTGATTAACTGAATATTCATTGTATTGAAATATAACATTGTCCGAACTATCGTATAAACTAATTAAAATTCGTTGAGGATACCCATCCGAAATTTGATTATAATAAAAAACAAATATCATTTCAAAATCAGATACAGAACCAAATTTATTACTAGTTAAAGTGGTACTAGCAGATCCATGATGGGTATCCGCTCTATATATTGCTGATGTATTCACACACCAATAATCAGGACGCGTTTCCCAAATAATAGAAATATATTTATTTTTTATTAAATCATATATAAAAAAACTAGAAAGATTAATTCCATCACATTCAACAAATCTTTCCTGCCTATTTAATGTTCCGTCGCTCTTACCATAAACACCAGAAATATCAACCCGTTCACCATTATAATAGCACTCAATATCATGAACTGCAAATCCAGCATCGCTATTTTTTAAAATTTTCCAATATCGTGCAGATACAGGATTAAATTTAATTACTGCTTCTTTCAAATAACAATATTCATAATTATCAAAATTAATCGAAATTCCACTACTAACTGTGCCCCAACTATAAAAATCTTCGCCGTTATAACTATAGTATGCCTCCTTACCATCAATTAAATTCTTTAATCCGTATGCTGGTACATTTATTGCGCATTGTCCATTAGCATTCCTAATCTCATAATCATCATACTTATACAATAAACTTTTAGGGCCTATTTGAGGCGTGTCTAAAGATTCTTGAGAATCTAACTTACTCCAAAACAAGACATCATTCGTATTAAAAATTTCTTTAGGTATATCAATTGACAAATCTAATGATTTACCATAAACATTAGTAATAGTAAATGGAAAAGCCGAATTTACTTTATTACTTTGCGCCTCTTCTAAAAGAACGTTATCTGTACAATCATCCAATTTAACTTGGTCTCCAACAAAAGCGCTTACTTCATTCAAATAAAATTTACCGCTAGCAATCAATTCAAGCCTAAAATAACGTGGAGATCCACCAATAAAAGCACTTATATGATTATCATCTATCCTCTCAAATTCGGCTGTGTTCCATATATCTCCATATGACGAAAAAGATAAAATTATATTGTCCAATAAAGAAGCACTCATAAACATTCTACTATAAACTTCAATTTCAGTAAGTTTTGTACTATAATGTTTATGCGTATAAATTCTAAACCCTTTACACTCTATTGGATCAAAATTATGTTCTAAAACCAACCAATCTGTAACAGCAGCTGATTTAGCAATATCTGGATTTATCGGGTTATAAGCATCTGTTCCACGCCATTCTCTATAATATACCGTATCATCCATTGGGTTATTATATAAATATTTAGCTGATGGGTAATCATCAGTATTGTATTGTGGAAGGCCATCAACTTTAATTAATGTATATTCCGGTATACGATTATACCTCGGATCATACGTATTGCCTCCATACCCATTAAATCCCATATAATAAGACAATTCTAAATGCCTAAAATTATTCCGTTCTTTAAAATATATAATACTTTTATGTATATCCAATACCATTTCGTCCGGAAAATTTAATGTAAATGCTATAGGATCTCTCTCAAAACTCAATGCATATCCATCTTGATCTGGCACATTTGGCCAACAAAATTCATGCTTACCATCACATGTTGAGCTATATAACCATTCAGCATCACCATTAACATAAAAATAGGAATGTGGGCCATGCGTCGCAATACCATTATCAGTGTATATAGTACCCAACTGCCCATTATCTGCTGTAACAATTCCATCATCTAAACATTCAATGCCATATGCTATATTTTGATGAGTGGCCGACCACAGCTGCCCACTCCACCAATTAAATCCTGTGTGATAATGTGTCTCATTAAATAAATCTACATCCCAATTCACATCTAAACATAACGCCACATTATATTCAAAATAATCAGAATCCTCTTTACCAAAAATATCTACTGTTTCAACGTTTACTAATTCTCCTAGATCAAAATCCAAAATCACATTATTTTGCCTTCTATTACTTCTGGCATAAATAGCAAAACCGCCCAATCCAAACGAATAAAACTGTGCGTCGTCTCTTGACGCTACACCTTCTATGTCACCAGTAAAAATTAAAAATGTAGCATCGGGCAAATCAGATAAATTCTTACCTACATATAAATTAACATCATAAACCCCTATTAAATCTCCTTTTTCAACTAAAACATTACAATCAATTCTATAAACATTAGGTCTAGTAGTATATAAATAATTATCTTCTATCTCTGGAAAATCCAAAGTATAAACAACTTCCAAATCACCATTAGCTTTAGGACGTAAAATTTTAATTTTAGAGCTTTCTGTGGCAATACCTGAAACATAAATAACATTAAGTATACCATTATTATTAATAGGATGAGACAAATCAACTATAGTATTATGTTTACTTACAAAATCATGGTAATATGACTGAGTTTCTCCCTCAATTAATTGTGAAGGTGAAATCTGATTAAAATCTCTTCGCCCAGCCTCTACATTAAATTGATCGCTGTTATGAACATATGCAAAATCATCATAATTACCGTCAATAAGCCTATTAATCTCTAAACTAGTCAACATTCTAGAAGATGCGTAATCAAAACCAGAAGCAGGTTTTTTACCACCAACTGCTTCATATGTACTAAAACCAAATGCTTCCGCTGCAGTGCCTGAAACACTAACTTTCGAATGATCTCCTTTAGACCCAGAATAAATAACTAATTTATTGTCTTCATTGTATTCACAAAATGCATAAGCATAAGAACCTATATTATAACTACTTATAGTATTTGATAATAATTTTGCGGCCTCAATACCGGTTAAATTTTTATGTGTTCCTAGATTAAATTTAACATCTCCATAGTCATTTATATTTATTATTAATTCATCATTTACACCGGAAATAGTAGTATAATTAGACTTTGCTTCTCCAGCAATTATATACCCTCTTCGGCCCGCGCCAGGACATGGGTGTTTATAACTATTATAATATGAACACTGTGGATTTGAACAACGATAATTAGTACTAGAACTTATCTTAATAAAACTTATAGCAAATTTATCTCTATAATGACCATCTATAGCCGGATAAATTCGTAAATTATTAATCAAACCTCGCCATTTGGTTTTAGGCCCAGCATTTATTTCATAAAGATGCCATTTATCATCAGTAATAATATCAAATTCAATCTCTTTTGAGTCGTCCCACACATTGTCGTCAATTTTTGTCCATTGAATTTTCCCTTTTGTAGGTCTATGTTTTTCATCATAAACCGTATATTTCATCATTAATCTTATATAATAAAAATCTGACCCGTCTATAGGAATAAAAGGATTAGATCTACTTATATAGCTACCATTGTCTCTAATATTGCCTACAAGCGTACCTCGCCAACTGCCGTATAAATATATATTATAAAATACATCCCAACCATCAACATCGCCATCAACTGTAAAATTAGTTGAATAGCCATCTAATGAATCGAATCGGCAATAATCAGAATTTTGTACTGATCTAGCATCTTTAAAAATATTGTACATACTACCTCTTACGAATAGTACACTGTTTTATAATATCAACTAGACAATACCCGTCTCCCCCATAACCGCTGCATTGTCCGCAAAATTCTAGACCGTTGTCTGGATCGATTAATTGCGGGTTTATTTCTTCAGCAAACATCTTTTGTTTACGTATCTCCATAGCCTGCATAGCTAGTTTTTCTCTGTATTTAGCTTCCCATTCTTTATATGTATACTTATATACTTTATTACATAATGTACATTCATAAATCAAATACTGTTGTATAGAATTTTGTATTAATTTTCCACTATTCTCATCCAAATAATAATCCGCATCTTTCAAATATTCATCTATAGTCTTTCGTTCGTTTATTACTAATTCGCCACCACATACATCACAATTTATAACAAACATGATAAACTCCTAATATAAATTTCTAACTGCCTCTGGAAAATACAAAGAGATATTACCCTTCCAACTTTTCAATGAATATGACACCTTTTCAAATCTCTCAATAGTTGGCTCCATAAAATATTCAAATGGACGAATTAATACGTTAGCAGTACCCTTAAAATATGCCACTATCGCAGTATTGGGTACCTGCTTATAATCATCACATGCCCTAACAAAAACTCTATCATAAATATCTTTCCATACACATGGGACTGGCATGCCATGTCCACATAAAATACACGGCACACTGCGTAATGTGCTAAAATCATATTGGAATTTATGACCACATGGACTATATCTATTATATGAAATAATTTCAGCCAGCGGTCTAACAAAAGTATTTTCAAAACTACATTCCCAAACTGGAAAAGAAATTCCTAATTCAGCCAATTGTTCACTTAAAGATGGCGGGGGATATGACTTCATAGTAAAAGAAGTGCTTCCTTTATTAACTATATTATCATGTATTATTTTTTGTAAAGTTTCATAATAATGAGGATCTTTAGGTCCAGAAATAGCTTCTTTATCCTTATGACATTTCTCCATAATTCTGCCACGTAGTTTATTCATAGTAATGTGTTCACCATCAGATCCTGGCATTCCTACAACACCATAAATACTATCCATTTGATAAACAGTTGAAGAATCGCTAGGTAATTTATATAATAATGATCCAGTTGATTCATAACCATGCGGCGGAAAATCTCCATGTCCTCCTATAGAAGCCATGTATTTACGTTCATACGTAGTTATATCTTCAATAGCATCGACGAACTCTATATAATAAAGATATAAACTATCAATAAATACATGATTGGTAACATACAACGAATCATAATATTTAGATAACTCTCCGGCATCTTCTAATTCGCTAGTAGTTGGCTTTAATCTAAATACTAACTTTATATATTTACTACCAGCTAACCTTTTATGTATATCCAAAGACAATTCATAAAAAACATTAATCGTATTCGTACTATCCGATCTGTTATACAATATCATTTTATCGTTTTCATAAACTAATTCGTAAGCCTTATCGTCATTAGAAATATAAATTTTAATTCCTGGTATATGATATAAATCACCAGAAAATATCGGAGATTCATTAGATAAATGGTTAAACAACTCTTCATAAAATCTCTCAAAAGCACCTATTTTAAAACTAATAGAAACACCACCTATACTAATCCCATCCGCATTAAATAATGTTATGGCTGTATCCTCTAATTCACAATTATAATCAAGCTTAACTGTACGAGATGCCGGATAAAAGTAATCAGTAGACTCTATGCCGCTCCATTCATTACTATCAAAACTTGGTTTATCCGATAGCCTAATTTGATATAAATCTGAATCTAACAATTTCAATTCATATGGAATATACTCAAAATTATCTTTTTTTAATTGGACATCAAGCCCTCGATGATAATAATGTCTTACTTCCTCTCCTGCTTCATCATATGTTATAATAGTTCTATCATCAGGTTCATCAATACTAACGTACCCTGTATCAAACAATGAAACTTCAAATACCCACGGATCTTTTGTACATGTTTTATATAAAGATTTAGTCGCGTCACACCCTTCTACACCACTTGATGTAGTTTGATCTAACCACTCTCCATCAGCATTAAAACACCTAATTGGCCCATCATTCAATTGTAATTTCCACACATCATCCTCACTATAAGTCAAATCATCACTAATACTGGGCGCATAAAGTTTAATTGCGTGGTCCCCTTCATCACACACTAATCTATGTTCTTTTATCATAAAATCGTATTTATATGGTGGATACATAATATCTAAAAATAAATGTCGGCCACGTACTTCACCATTAGATTTTTTATATGGCACACTTAGTATATTGTTGATCACTCTATTTGTAGTATTTATATAGTGCCCATTAATCTCATTAAAGGCATTTTTCCAATTAGCGCTAAATTCGATTTTAAACCTAACTAAATCTTTCCATTTTTCTCTCCATACCCACTGAATAGATTTAGACATGTCGCCTAGTGGGTTATCTTTATATGTATACCAAGATATAACTGGAATTAAATTGGTCCCTACTAAATATAATTCTTTAGGATAAGGATAATAAATACCTCCTATCCAATGCGGCCTAAATAAATCATCAAATCTAAATCTAATGACTCCATCCTCATCAACTATTAATTCTTCATTTATATCTACATTCTCTATAGTTAAAGCCTGTAATAAACCAAATTGATCGATATATAGACTTTTGTCATTATAAAAATCATTGCTAATATAAGAGAAATATGGATATTCAGTTATAGCTGAGTCAAGATCCATAATAGAATAAAACTCAGATGTTGGAACCCATTTTGATTTACGTACATAATCAGAACCAGTCCACACATAATAATCAATATTATCTATAGAACGAAAACTACGCAAAAAATCTCTATAAACATTGCCAAATTTAGGTAATAATCCTCCAAACTGTATAGCCTTTAATTTATCAGCATAAGATAACCCACCACGATATCTGGCATAACCACTAAATATATTCTTTCCTCTTTTTTCTAAATTACAGTAAGACCAATCCTCATGACACGTCCATATTGTAGAATGAATGCCACATATATCTCCAAAATTATCGGCAGGACCAAGCATTCGCATATCATGCTTACCGTGTTTTTGCTCAGATGGATAATCTTCATTAAACACTTCCATAATGCCAGTATCAAAAACAATATTATTAACAATGTTATATCTAGCGTAGTCATCACAACTATCATATGGATACCACATTGGACCAGTTTCCGTAAATAAAGATAAATCATGATCACCGCATGGTGGAGTATAAGACTTACTCACTAAATAATCATACACTTCAACCCCTATTGGTCCATACTTAACAAACTCTGGTAATAACTTATATTTAAAATAATTAGCTCGCCAATTATAAAATATTTCAACATCTCTACAATACGGCTGTCTAATCCATGTTATAAGTTTAGTTTTAAACTGTCCCCTAATACGGCCAGTGCACCCTCTAAAAACAACAGATGGTACAATAGGCATATCAGAAAATTGTTTAATAGAATAGCTCTTCCCATTATTTATTACTATAGAATTTCCATACTCAATAACATCATCATCGTTTATAAAATCTTCCCTAATCTCTTCATAATTATCATCATCAATAATTTCACTAGCGGTATGTCGTTCATAGATATAGATATTGTCTATTTTAAGAATAGCGTCATTACAAACTTGTGAAAATTCTTTAATGTTTTTTGGTTTTATGATACATTGATTAAGTTCTAATTTATCATTACATTTATCAACAACTACCATTTCAATACAGTCTTTTTCACCATAACATAATTTAATACCCTCGATTTCCCATGGTTTTATAACATCAGTAAGTAATTTATCATTATCAGGTATAATAACAAGAGCGTACCCGGCATTTCCAAAAAATTTAACATTGCTAATATCTAACTCTAAGTTTGAAAACACCTTTCTTTTATATAATTTATAGTTAAGCTTCCATAATTTATATGGCAGTGGATGACTAAGAGACGGACTTAACCTCTCTTTAACCCCATCCAAATAGATATATGCAATATCATTTTCTGGCTTAGTTTTGTACGACGTAAAATAAAAAAATTGAAAATTAATTTCACCATTTTTATTAACATCTGCTACAAAATTATCTTCGTATGACGGTAAATAATTTACCTCTCCTTCACCATTTATAGTAAATTTAGTCTGGCCTACAACGCCGCCCACATAAATCTTCGTAAAACTGATTTTATCAAAATCCCATTCCCCATTCCCATTATTGATAACTACAATAACATTCTCTCCAAAAAATGATGGTACATCTATATAAAACATGTTGTGATCAGAACCACTGTTTGATTTTATCATATGTTCTGGGCTGCTATTAATTAAAAATTCTATATATTTTTTATAATCGCTATACACATCATCAAACGTCTCAATTAAACCAGCTCTAGCAGCCTCCAAATTATCATACAGTAATAAAAAATCCTTTATATGAGAAGGAATACTCAAATCTGGATCATTTAAATTAAATGCATAGGTGTCAGAACCATAATAAAACTGATCTCCAAAGATGGTTATATATTTATGATCTAAATTTGAAGTTTCAAACACATTTTTATTATCTAACTGGTCAAAAACATTCCTAATTATGGGGCTCAGCGCTGTATCTTTCAATTCTCTAACTAAAGTAGGGAAATCCGGCCAAACACCGTCCGCTGACATACCAGCAGACAATGGAATAGCGTGGCTATCTAAATTAAAATAATCGAAATCTACAAAATAAACACGATGGCTTGGAACAATATTATAAGCATCTAACAAATAGCCATCCCATGCATAAATATCTCCTTCATAAAATGATTCATAGTATTTATCAAAATCCCACCTATCTTTACGCAAATAGTAACGGAGTTCTAATATTTGCTCGGCTGATACATAATCGCCATGACGCATATATTCATCTATACAATACTCCCAACAAACACCCGTATAATACGGACATTCTGGCTTAGCACCATTACAGGGCGGTACATACATGTTCAAATCTGGATCATAATAAAAATCCATAAATTTGTCAGTTATTCCATCTGAATTACAACATAAGTACTGAGGCTTCTGCACAACGCCAGTATCGTCAACAGTAAATTCAGTAGCATTGCCCGCCCACCAATAGCATCTAGAAAGTTTAGCCCTCAAATTATATATTTTAAAATTTAACGGTAGTCTGAAAATTAACCCTGATGTAGTAGTTATATCATCTACATCATATCCTAAAGATGCTATAGCATCGTCTGGCTCTAAAGCTGAAAAGGCCATATTGAAAGGCATATAACCTGTACACTTTAAACAACTACCATAACCATCACAATTACCCTCATTATAACAGCTAATTGGATTATAATTTCCTTGCTTTATAAGGTTTCTTTCAGAATCCAATATAGGCAAATTAACCCATTTAACATTATCCCGACTAGGAGTCGTTCTAAAAGGATCAGGCCTTACACACATATATACTGGCTTCTCAATATCGCCATCATATTTCCCACACTTAGTTTGAGTCCCTATTAAATTGCAAAATGGAAAAAAATCTGCTTCTGAATCGGTACAACATACTTTATCAGTACTCCACTTGCTACACCGCGGCGGCTCTTTTACCCAATATTGACATAAATAAATACCAGAGGCACTAGTTGGCGGCATTGGTATCTATAACCTCCATATAAAAACGGCCAGTAGTTTCATCTACATGATAACAAACTTTACTACGGCCCTCATAAAACCCAATAGTTCTTCTTTCCAATCTAAAACTTTCTTGAATACCAGGAATCATAGAGGCCCTATATTTGACAAAATAAGCTTCTTTATTTGTTAAATGCCAAGATCTCCCATCAAAAAATAAGGACAGACGAATTATGGCTTTTTTTGGAACTTCCCGCCATTCCATCTGTCCTTCTCTTATAATAGTCCCATCTTTGAGTTCAACTTCCCAATAACGTTGCATACAAACCTCCATTGCCTAAAACATAAATATATAACCACACTCTAGTTACTGCCCATCCCATCCTAACTAAATACAAACAACCCAGATATTTGCCTTACTAAAAGAACATACTCGATTTATCTTATCCATCACTTCTGCTAATTTATCAGATGTTATATTTCTACTCTTAACTTCTATATATACATCACAATCCTCCAAATAAAAATCAGGTGTATATGAACGTCTATTCCCATTCTCATCTATGTAAGGAAATCTACAAACCTCATAAAACCATTTATATTTATTTTTTGTTAAAAAATCCGCATATTTAGCTTCTGTTTTAGATCTTAACAACAATTTACCTTGATATGGAGAATTATATTCCACAACAGTACCATACTGATTTTGTCTATTGTAATTTAAAGCTGCTTGCTCAGATATAATACATCTCCTAACTTTTTCATTCCGTAATCTAGTTTGATCTTCACCAAATAAACGAACAAACCACCTACTCAAACTGTGCCTATCCATATTTAATTCTTTACTTATCTCATCAAGACTAAAATCACTATAAAAATAAATTTTTAATAGATTATACATATAATCAAAATGTTCTTTACAAGTTTTAATTTTTAATGCCATATGTTGATATAATTTATTTAATTTAGTACCACAAACAGGACATACAAACTCCGCTTTAGTTGTGTCTCTCCTAGATTCTAAATAGCATTTAGAACATAACCCATGACCAGCGTGTGGGTACTTAGTAGTACCGCACTTTATACATTTAGCAAAAGATAATGACCAATTTCCACTCTTCCTCTCACGTCTACCTCTTCGTCTATTAATTGCTTTGACATGACACCTAATACATCTCCCGTTAGCAGCATATGGCCTATCAGTTGTACCGCAATCTATACACTTCTCATATTTTCTAGACCACTTAATTAATTTAGCCTTACGCTTCTTATATAATTCTTTCTTATAACATCGAATACATAGCCCTTTAGCATTATGTTTATATTTAGTAGTACCACACTTAATACATTTATCATAATAACGTGACCATTTCCCGTTAGCAGTATTACTAGCCAAACCACGTCGATTATGACCATGTATATAAGTATTATTACCCTTTACTATCTTACCACAGCCACATTTACAGTATTTACGCATAATCGAAGAACAAACGATACAATATAGATGAATTAGCTCCAGTTTCAGCTACACCAAGCCTGATATTAAGCCATATAGGATCACTTGTTAATCCGCATAAATTATACTGTCCAATAGATTCACTATCATCTGCAGTTCCAACAACACTAAGATTGGCTTTGGTGGCATATAAATAATTAGGTGGAATATCATTGTCTATATCTGCTGGCTGAATATTAGGGTACCATTCAATTCCATTAGTTGGAGCAGAACCTGCGGTATTATCTGGGCCAACAGTTCCAAACCTAAAATATGTATCATTATTGCCACTTTCGTGATGGCTAAAAGTACCGTGACTATTCAAACCAAATTTAACTGTACTCATTTGAACAGCGCCAGATTCAATCTCAAACATGACCGTTTTAACAGCACTTTCAGTAGAAACTGTAACATTTCCATAATTAAGTTGTGTGATATTATAATTAGCCGGACTTGGACCAGAACAGATAACATAAAAACAATCGCCAGCACCAAGCTCATCTGAACCACCGGTCGGATTAAATTTGATTTGTAGGCCTCTAGATCCTAACTGAGTCCATCCTCCAGATACAGTTGTAACTGGAGAAGAACTATCATCCCCACGATCAGAGCTATAAACATATTGTGCAGTACCTACTGGCGCACTGGCATTAGTTCCCGCTGCATAGTCTGGTTTATAGCATTGTATAGTCCAAGCAGGGTTACATGTATTAAATACAGCATCACTAAATTTAACCCTTAACCCATATTTACCTATACTATACCAATAATCAGGGTATAACAATTCAACCCAATCAGTTTGACTATCTACATTAGGAGAACTACTCCATCTCATTCTAGGCACATTTCCAGTGCCTGCTCCCATAGTAGTGCCATTAGTAGTATCTATTTCTATTGTGTATTGTATATCAGACGTGTAATTAAAAACACCGCCTGTAGTCAAAGTTCCAGCATATGTATTACTACCACCCTTTGTAGGCGTACCTATTCCTCTAGTAGCATCATTATCATTGGTAATAACTATCTTATATACTTCATCAAATAATCCATAATATGTACCAGAAATAGAAACATCACCGGAAAAAGTATATGCTGCTTTTCCATCAGGAGTAGCAGAGCCACCTTGTTCATACTTAGTTTGAAATCCTAAAACTTGGTGCGCAGAATTAGTACCGCTAACTACAGAGACACTAGAACTGGAACCAAGGCTCCCAGAATAAATGACAAATCTATTACGTTTAGATATACTACCACTAATCACCACATTTTCCCATCTACAGATGGCATGATCCCAACGAGCATCAAACTTTCCTAAATTATGTAATTTTTCAGTAATATCTCTGGCTACAAATCTTGGGTCCAAATTAGTTCCAGAATACAAAGTAATATACGGGCCAGAATCTCCATCTATACTCAAATGAAGCCTATTCGTAGTAGGACCAATTGTAATAGTATCACCAGGATCTGATGTTCCAACACAATACCCCCGTGTTCCTTTACAACCAGCATTTCTACCATCATCCGCCTCACCTACTGCTGATGGAGAATATTCCACCCATCTAGTAACAGCTACCATATCTAAACCTCCTAAGTTGGATTCTCTATTGTAAATGTAAAACGCAATGGCTTTAATTCATTACCACTAAAATCTTTAACTCCAGAAATGGTAATAGTGTATATACCACCGTAATAAAATATTGCGTCTTGAGGATAAACAACAGCACCTAAATCAACGCTGGTTATAGGCATAATATATGCCGATAACCTAGTAGACTGTAAATCTTTTGTTTCAAAAGAAAAAGACTTGCTTTCCAGATTTGGGCATATCACATTATTTCTAGCGAAAATAGATACAACCACCTCGTTGTGAGGACCCCAATCAACCACTTCATTAAATAATAAATGGTATCCATATAATAATTCATAATTCTGAGTCTTGACCTCTCCAGATGTACTTTCAGCCCTAAAATCCAAATAAATAGTCCCGCTAGAAACTAAAGATGATGGATAATACCTACATTCATAGCCTCCTGGAATACTGACATATGAGGTAGAAACAGGTATACCATCCTTTATAAAATATGTGCCAGAAGTAACAATTGAACTACCACTTGTAGTTTCTATTACATTTACTTTGAAATAATCTAGCTCGTCTATCTTTTTCCATTCTTTAATATCTAATGAGAATGAGCTAATTTCAATAGCCATAAATAGTTTAGCACTCCTATAAATAACAGTTAGTTTATTATTTTAAGCGGTATATTATTGGTATTATTTGAACTTTTCTATCTCTTCCGCCTATCTTAACTAAAATGCTATCCTTATCTATACCGGTCCCGTCAACCGCATAAACATTAGCAGAAACCTCAGAAATTTTCCTAGGCACTCCTTTACTACAAGGATCAGGTACAAAACTTTCTTCATCTATCCAAGGCCCTGAACTACTAATACAGTAAAAACGCCACCCATCAAATAATGTATTCTTATTAATTGATTTGTCTTGTACAATAAGTGATACTTCTACTGTCTCACCATAGGAAAATTTACTGTTATTAGTATAAGATATATGATAGCCACCAGAAATAGTAGTAGCTATATAATTAACACCAACATTATTAACATACAATTCTAACGTATCAATATTAACTCCAACTCCAGCATCCATTATATCAAATGAAACATCAGAATCAATTGGAACATCATACTCTTCTCTAGCAGGCAATTCGTTTATAACATACGGACTTTTATAATCCGGAATTATCTTAAACCAATAATCTGTTAATATTATATTAGGAAGCGGGGCTGTGTCATAAACTTCAATAGAAACATATACAATTGCGTTGTGATGAAAATCGGTTGAAGGATCATACAAAATATCTAAACCTAGTAACCCACCACCAGCATCAAATGTTGATATTGCACATGAAGAAGTTACATCTATATAATCCGTATCACCTGTGTATGATAATTCACGTACTTTAAATTTAAGTGTTGATTGATTCAAACTAAATGCAAAAGGCCTAAGTCTAATATAAATATTAGTATTAACTGGATTTTTCTCCGACCAAAAAGCAGGTACCGCATCTTCAATAAATCTAAATTGATCTATTTGGGCCGTATCTTTATGCCCAGATGATTTATGCCTACTAACATATAACTGACTTAATTGAAAATCGTTAGTTTTAGATGCTAATTGCTGAATATACATATCTAAATCAACTTCTGGCTGTAACTGCTGTATATAATCAAAACTATCGAAATCTTCTAATTGCTTAATTAATGTAGTCGTATCAGCAGGCGCCGACGTCCCTCCCCAGTGGCCACCTGGAAATTGGAATCTACTTAAGCATTTCAAGTAAATAGCAGTATCCAATCCTAATAACTGTCGAATATGCGTATTTAATTCATACTCATCTCGTTTTTGTATTAACTCTTGTAATTCAATTGTAAATCTCTTTAATAATAACAAGTCTAATGAAGACCAAACATATTGACTACCTGTAAATGAAGATGCTCCATCGGTTTTAGCTTTAATAGTTATAAAAATAGAATCATCATCAGATCCTTCTGGATTAAAATAATTAACATCATATGTTATAGATGCTTCACCATCTGCATTAGTTGTAACTTGTCCAGCAGATGAAAACAACCCTACATCTGGTGAATCATAAAAATACACTGTTTTATTATTTAGTCCAACGCCAAATTGATCTCGTACTACAACTTTTATAATAACTTGCTGATCATTTAAAACTATACCGTCTGGATCAGCGCTAACTGCTATACTATACGTATAAGGAGAAATTGAATCCTTTTGATAATTATATGTTGACCAAGACGTGGTAGATTTATTACCATCATCATCAACTAAAGTAATCTTACGCTGTAGACAATAAATCACATTATTATCAAAAGCTATATCATAAACTGGAATAATTGTCATTTCATCAGATTCTATGTTATGCAGACATTGCGCTTTAGAAAATTGGCCTTTTTGTAAATTATAATATAATAATACCGAACCATTTACAAATCCTACTGATTGATAGTCACGACTCCATGAAGCAGCCCTAACATTGTTAAAAACAGCATTTTGAACTCCACTCATAACTGTTCCAGTGTTTATATTAACTCGATAATAAGAACCATAATTAGAATTACCATTAAATCCATCATCGCTAAACAAATAAACATCTTTCCAATAGGTTACAGAATCACCAGCAGTATATTCATATTTCGGAGGAGTAATACCGCTTGCGGTTATATATACCCAACCACCAGATATACTGGTCACTTCAACATATTCAAAAGAATACAAATTATCCGTATCTCCGCTTGGCCCTAATAATAATACATCTCCAGCCTCAATTCCACTATATGTTGTAAGCTTAATTCTTCCTGTACCAGTAGTAGTAGCCTGATCAAATTCAGTTTCATAATGCTCTACAGCCATAGTATATGAATTGAATCGATATTGACCTGTATTAGATAAATCTATAGTATCATCTAACACTAACGAACTAAAAGTATTATTTAATTTCCAACGCCTTATTCTAACAGTAGAGTCCGAAACGTGTTCTAATGTAAAAAATGGTAACTCGTCTCCTAATTGATTAAAAGACAATGACAAATTTCTAGGGCCTACATATTCTAATGCATAAACTTCATTAATGGCTGTATCCAAACTATAGGTTTTTTGCAAAGTACCAGAATCATTCTTTACTTGTAAAATTCCATTAGTACCCTGCGTATGATCAATACTACAAAACTCCCCGGTTCTAGGGGCTATACAAAAATTCTGCTGCTGAAACTCCACATTCTCGTACGCCATATACTCACCTAATCAAATTGAGTCGCTGTACCTTCTATAGTAACAGTCCGTATAGCTATACCAGCTTTATAATATGTAACGGCCTCTCCTGTGCCAAAAAAATAATCAGTATAGGCTATAGGTATTGTTATAAAACCTACATCATCATCGTCAGTAACAAATACGGGTTTGTTTACAATCCCGTCGCCATATTGATCGTTTACTATAATACTAATTTTTGCTGTATTAACAGCATTAGCTGGTAAAATAACTGGATATGCAGATACGTTTATAGTATCAACAAAACGTCTACTAGTAGATAGTACATAGTTATAATCTGACCAGCTATAGTCATGATCATAATAATTAGCTTCTTTTTGTAATCTAAAAATGTTAGTATCGTCCACCGCTAAATCATAAATTGTAATAATATCATTATTAGTTTTTGTATTATCTATGGTAGCAGTGGCCAATAAATTCATACTACCAATATCCAAAAACTTCAAATTAGTGTCCTTATTATACATTAATAACCACTGCGGTTTAGAGCTAACTCCTTTGATTTTATTAAATGTACATGCCTTAATATTGTCAAAATCTCCATAGTAAATTTTATCATACATAGTCTCCACTTTATGAATAATAACACAATCTATACCCCAATTATAGCTAGCAGATTGATACTGACGTCCTTTTATATCATAACTACCAGAAACAGATATATTAAAAATACCAGTTTGGGTTACCCAGCTGTTATCTCCAATATTATGAGCCTTAATATCTATTATACCTCCCACACCATCCAATCTAAGCCCTATTTCTTCATCAACGTCATTATCATATGCATCAAATATTACATAATAAGTCCCGACATCAAAATCAACATTAGATGCAATAGTATATTCCCAATTGCCAGCTTTATTTGTATGATCTCCAGCCCAATAACCTTTCTCAGTGCTCGATTTATATAGAGACTGTGTCTCTAAAGTTATGTTATCTACTCCCCATGAATAAGTACTATCTTCTAATTGCCTACCTTTAATGGTATATGCACCAGAAACTGGTATATATAATAAATTAACTTGAGAAACCCAACTATTATTACCTTCTCGCCTCGCTATAACGTCAAAAGTATCACTCGTAGATTCTATACGTAATGCTATTTCATGATCATCATCTGCATCATAAGCAGAAAATTTTACAGTATAAACCCCTTCATCTAATTCAACACCAGATGCGATAGTATATTCCCACAAACCTGTTTTAGCATTATGATCTCCATCCCAATGATAAGAGACCTCTACAGGACTTTCAATTGGATACTTAACTAAATAATCATCTAGTACAATCAAAATATTAACGGCAACGTAAAATTTGTCTCCCTTGTTATGTGGATATATTACGCTGTTTTGCAATTGTATAGTGCTGCCACTAATTGAGCTAATATAATTACTCTCTAATAAATCATCTTCACCTAAATAAATTTTAAGCCCACTACTTAAAATAGGCTCGAAATTATCATCAATTGTAATAAAAGTTTCTCCTCCGCTAATTGTAGTAGATAACGTACTAGTATAATATTCTATAGAAAACGCCGTACTTGTAAATCCAGGAAATTTATAGCTTTTATCTAATTTACATAAAAAGTTATCAATATACCACCGTTTAATCAATAAATTACTGCCATCCTGTTCTAACGTCCAAAAAAATAAAGAATCATATTCTAAACTCTCAATAGTATTATCAATTACAGTATCTAATAAATATGTAAAAACAGTATCACCATCGGCTAATTTTTGATATAACGCATCAGCGCTATCATCAAAAAAATAAAAATAACCTCCATAATATGTCATATTAGGTTTTGAAAATCTTATATTTTCATACGCCATGTTTACACCACTTATGTCTGTTCAACTCTAGCAGTTATCTTTACTTCACGCGCTGAATCTCCAGAAGTATATACAGTTTCTGCCTTACCTTCACTATCAGTAACTTTCGGCGTACCGCCAGTAATACTACCAACAGGATCATCTTCAGAAAAATATACAAGCCTACCAGAAACAGGCTGCAAGAACTGGTCTTTAACTATAGCTACTATAGTAGAAGTGGCTATAGTATTTGCAGCCAAGACTGCGGGGTATGCCGCTAATGATATAGATGTAACAAATGAATCCAAAGATGATAATATATAACTGTATGCACTCCACGTAGTAGATGTGCCATCAGGTATATCTTGAAGTCTATACACATTTTTACTATCCATAGCTAAATCATAAATTGGTATAACTGTTCTTTCGTCAGATTGTATATTTTCCATGACCATGGAACCATAATATGGTAATAAGACACCAGATTCCCTCACATTAACAAATAATATATTAGTACTTTTAACATAACACAAAGTATCTACATCACCATACTGTGTAAAAGACGGTACATTATAAAAGGTGGCCGCAGTTATATTTTTATACGCGCCTCCACCGTACCTAGTTATATAATCCCCAGTATAGGCGTCCAATTTATACAACGCTCCTCTAGAACTATCAGTCCCATCATAATTATTAAAAACCCACAAATAAGTATAAAAATTTATTTTATCTCCATCTGCATAAGTAAACTGTAATGGCTGTTCTAAATCAACTCTATAATCCACAACCCCACTTACCACTGCCCCACTAACTGTTAGTACTCCACTCACTGTAACATCTTCTTCTTCACCATTAGAGTTAGGTCCTAAATGCAATCTGAGGCCGTCCCCACTAGTTGTAGTAAAACCCATCAGAATATTATCGTCTGAATACTTGGACATATATAAATAAGTACTACCACTACTCGCGGGGTACTTAAATGTTGTATGATAGTGCTCAATAGAAAATGCATTAGAATCGTACGTATGACTAGCATCATTAGTATATATGAAAGTCTGTTGTAATTTACATAAATAATTATCCAATTTCCATCTTTTAATTCTAATCTCACCAGATGGGTTTTCTAAAGACCAAAAATACACCCCATCAAATTCGGCGCTTTTAACAGGCTGATCCATAAGCACATCAAAGGGATATGAAAAAGCTGTATTCCCATCATCAGTTTTTTGTAATAAATTATCCTGCGCATAATCAAAAGTGAAAAAGTAACCTTTATACACAGTAAAATTAGATTGAGTTGATTTATTTAATTTTATGTTTTCATTCGCCATAGATAAGAACTCCTTTAATTATATGTGCTATAAACAATTCGTTTAGGAACCCACCTTAATTTATATTCATACGCATCCCCTTCAATCTCTATTTCATTAGTAATATCAAATTCTGCCATACCGTTATTAAACATTACTTTCATGCCACTTAAGTCGATACCTGCAGATGGTAATTGTTCCTTTATAATACATTCAACAGCACTTATAATCGAAACGTTAGTGGCGCCATTTAAAGGCGTATATGATTCAATAAACGGCGGACTCTTATCTTCAATAAATGGGCTCCAATCTATCAATTCACACATCTGATTTACATTATTCTCAATAACTTCGTCTATGTTATTTAAATCAGTCAAATAAATTTTCTTAGATGGTAACTTATCACCATTTTTATCTGGCTCTGTAGTACCTACTTCTAAAACCCATTTATGGTCTCCTTCAGCATTAGTAGGAACTACATACCTTAATGTAATATTAAATTTAACAGCTTTTTTATTATTTAAACTATTAACTACATAGAACTCTGCCATCTATCAGTCTCCAATAACTTGTTATACAATAAATATTTTCTTGTCATTCTAGTTAATTTGGTACTATCTTTATAGACAACAGACAAGAAGGTCATGGCACGCTTACCAGTATATTGTAATATATAAACTTTATTATTATAACTATATAAATTATATGGCACATTAATAACATCAGCAATAAAACATATTACATCTTTCATACCTATAATTCTAGCTGTAGGATACATAGTTTTCATATTTATAGAAATAGAGCCATCTCCATCAAAAATACCTCGTATACAACTATCAATATACGTTTCTGGCAAAACGGGAAACTTTAATTTAGCGGATTTATTATAAGTAATACCTAAATCAACAAAAAAATTCCAAATATACTTCCCACCCACAGTAAGTATAAAAACATCTTTATTATATTCATTATGCTTATGAATAATATTGCCTTTATAATCAATTAACTTAGCTATATTAAAAACAACGTCTTTATCACACATTGCAATTCTAATAAATTTACCAAATTTAGGGTTAGATACATAACCATCTGACATAACAATACCAACTAACCACGCCAACCCATGCGACCATTCAGTAAAAAATTCTACATTATATTTCTCAGGTCTATAATATTCATTACGTTTTAGCCCAAGAGATTCTGCCTTCAGAATTACAGAATTATAACTCCTATTGAGTAATTTAGCTATTTTAATAGGTGGAACATCATTATCATAACACTCAGACAATCTTTTGATTTCTTCTTGTGACCAACGTCTATATGAATTGTGCTTGCGTATACCAAACATTCGTAATCTTTCAGAAACTGCTTTTTCAGACCTGCCTACTAATCTTCCAAGAGTAGCATAATCACATTTATCATAATTATTTAAAATAAAATTATCTTCATACTCACTCCATCTAGACATACAATCTCCTTACGAACTAAAATCTATTTGGTTAACAATGCTCATTATACCAAACCTAGTTATAGAATCCACAGTATCATAGTATCCATTTGGCTCACCATCTGGATCTTGATAACGTAACACTTGTACTTTAGCTTCAGAGGCTGTATAGTTATTACTGATAGCATCAAAACCATTAGTCCCACTTACTGGTACAGTAAGGGTGGTTCCACTAACGGCAATTACTTGAAAATAATCAGTATTAGTGCCGTCAGTAATCATACAACAATCCTTTGCGTTAATTCCAATACTAGAAGCTACATACAAATATTGCGAGCCAACCGTATAATTCATAGCCAACGTAGTCTCTGCAATACTATTAGATGCTAATTCTTCTGAATCTACTCCCAATGCGAAGCCTAAATCTTTATATAGTGTGTCAGCGCCTGAAGCAGTCACTTTTACAGATGACCGTTTACTCCCAACATATGAATCTGACATATTACCAGATACAATATAAAATTTATTATTTATATATTTAACTACAGCATTTTTATAAGCTAAGGCATCGTCATTTACATTCCACACTCCAGAAATAGTAGGCAAAGCCCGTATCTTCTCTTCAATAGCATTAGCGATATTATCTCCGCCAGCTAAGTCTTCGTCCAATTCAATATAATAGTATTGGCTACTATTATCTATTTTAATCCCTAATTTCTTACTAGTCGCAGATGTTTTGTAGCCTCCCAAGCTAACTAATCCAGAACTTTTAGCCCATCCGGTTTTTAATTCTTGTATATATAAATCTTGAATTGGCGTATTATTCGCATTATTACTATATGCAGTAGTAGTAAACGATAATACCCATTGTTCATCACCTTCAGCCCCAACAGGAACAATTGTTTGCTGATCAATAGTAACAGTTTTACTATTATCAGGATAATTATCTAAGTCATAAACAGTAATATTTCTAGCCATTATTATTCCTCCTATTATCTATAAAAATACCGTTGCCCATTATTTATGAAAAACGGGCAATCAGGATCTACGCATAACCATCCATATTTATTACCCTTAGCATATCTAATCATCATGCCACCAGTGGCAGTATGATCAGCTAACTCAGAAGCGGGTATTTCTTCCACTTTCCAAAAATTGGGAGAATCCCTATTAGTGTTTAATACATAATGTAGTTCTGCCTCAGTAGAATATGGACATTTTATATGAAAATAATGAAAATCCCTAATAGTAACCCACTCAGCCCCTCCTGCATGGATAGCGTTTAAATCTATAATATCTTCAATGCACTTAGTTCGATTATATTGAGGTAAATTACCACTAGCCGTAGTGCCATACCGATCTTCCCATGTAACATCACACTTATCTATTGGATTTCTTGGCATTTACTACTCCTAAAAAGTATATGGTGTATTGTCATACCTAATTAAATATGCGTCATACGTTAAATACATACTGTGCTTGTCGTCTGTATGATTGCTAGTATCAACAATAATAAAATCGTCATTTTTTAATTTAGGTACAGAAGTAATATATTTATTTTCCAACAATACCTCATCTAATTTAATTATTGAATCAAAATACTTGACACCATTCCAATAGAATTTAGCTATATAATATGAAGGTATAAATAACTTGTATTGTTTGCTAAAATCTAAAAAAATGTAATCTTCTTTATTAAGCCGATCTAATTCTTTTAAAACAGGCCCTGTTAAATAACAATTCTTAAATTTTGCTAACCCGTCTATCTCATAATATACCTTTTCCCAACGTATTTCTAACCTGAATCTATCATTAAAATCCATAATTAACTCCTTACTATTGAATATATAGTGGCGTATGAGGTATAGATGCGCTTGACGTGCCAATTTTCCCGCCAGCCTCTAAATCACCACCGCCAATTCTAGTCACTATGCCTAACTCAACTGTATTAGCTTCCCCAACACTAGCAGGCCCGGCAGAAACACTGCCTTCTTGGCCAGTAACAAGACCTTCAGTAGCTAAATCGATGCCTCTGTCTATACCAACCTGATCACCGCTACGCTGTCCTTCTGTTATACCTTGTAATACATATGTAGGGGCTGGTATATTAATAAACTCATTACCAGTAACATCGGAGGCTAGCCATGTTTGAAATGACCAGGATTCTGTGCCATATCCTACAGGATCTGTTTTAGAATATGAATAACTAGTAATATACATATGATCTTGATCTAAATGTATGGCGTCAGCAGGTTGACATGCTGAAGCATTCAATATAATATGCAATGAAGCAGGACTTAATTCACAGGCTTGTGAAGGCCTAATTACACTCTGATCAAGTCTCGGCAAAACTCCAGCATAGGCTGTTAAATTTATACTAATAGTAGTTACTACTTGCGTACGCCACGGTAACCAATCACCTAACTGCCACAGCCTATTAGGCTGTCTATTTACACTCCAATTTATAGATTGAAATCCATGATTAACACTATTAATAATAACCTGAGTCATAGATCCTAAAATAACTGACATAATAACGCCTCCTCTTTATCTAGGTCGTGTCTCACAATTAAGGTACATATTATAATCACATTCATAACGTTTGGCACAATTAGCACAATATGTACGCTTAAACACTTCTAATCTAGCCTTAATTTGGTATGGTTTCAAATATTTATACTGTTCAACAATATTAATAGGAGGTTTAACCGATTTAAATGCCTGTCGTCTACCACAGTTACAACCCATTAGTAATTACCAACCCCTTCCATCTGAATTGACCATTCAAACCACTTTTTACTCCCTATAATAGGGCGCTGCATAACATTAGTAATAACACAATCAAATCTGATGCTGCCCCATTCTTTATCAGTATAATCATCAGTTAGTTTATCGTTATCAGTTAGCACTGAAAAAGAAATAGAAGCCTTTCCAGTAGCATCATACGTTATAGATAATGATCCGCAATCAATAAACTCGACCATTTATATACCTCCACCTGGTATATCATCTTCATCAATAAACTCGGATTTATAAACCACTTGGCCACTAAATATTTGTTGATGGCCTCTAGACAAAAATGGTAACCGTTGAAAACTTGCCGACACAAATTCACCACTAAAAGAGGCTCCAGCAAAGTCATCGCTTTTTGGCAACGTTGTAGTAGCAGGCCATAACCTTATTTTACTTTTATCGGCGCCAAACGTCTGTACTATAAATTCCCCTCTACCCGTAGGCGTCAGCCCAGAAGATCTTAATCTATATCTATATGCATCATAATATTGTCCGTCCATAATTTACTCCCCCATTAAACCTAATCATATATAAACAAAAACGAATAATTTACTTGCGGAACATTGGGCGGAGTATACTCCCACCCGAAACTTTGTAAATACAGACGCGAACCACGAGGCAAGATATCAATAAAAAAATCAACTTTTTTTTCATCATATGCATCATTACTACTAATAATTATTGGATCTCCTGAATAATTAAAATCGTAACCGTCTACATGTACATCGTATAAATAAATAGAAGTTGGCCCACCAGTCGCAGACGCATTAAATGATTTGTACGATGTGACTTCAGTCATACGTATTTTATTTGTCACAGTGCCTTCAATAAATGCTTTAGAATTTCCTCTTGGTATCATGTAGATTTTAATTTCTCCGGTATCATCACAGCTATATCGTCTATCCCAGTTATAGCTTACTCCGGCTCGGCCTGGACATTGAAGAACCTCTCCTTCTAATGGCGCGTACGCAGTTATAGTCAAATCTCCAACTGCAGGCCCGTAAAGTATTATATTATCTCCAACCACATTAGTTTCTACATTTGTACGTAATGACGCAGATATAATACCTCTATTTCTCAAATATGGAAATGCTCCAACTATATGGCATTCACATACAGACATTTATTGCTCCTCTACTTCTTCAGGTATACGAGAATAATATGTGGCATAAGCTGGCCCACCTTGCGGTATACTAGAATGATCGTGTACAACTATGCCATCTAAAATTATATAAAATATATGCTCTCCTAATGCACGTGACATATACTGTATAATTTGCCTACCGCTACGTAAATGGCGGTAATATACACACATATTACTTC